ACATTTTCTTAGAAATCCCTACAAGTATTGAAAAATAGCCAATCCTTATATCTGTATATTGATATAATAATACATTATATATACTAATTGTTAGTAATTAATATAATGTTTTGTCGCAAAACAAGAGTTTTGTTCCTAAAACTGAGTATTTTCAAGCATTTTAGAGAAAATAAAAGTATTTATGGTGTATTAGTATTCTAATTGGCTCAAATGCTCTTAAATCTCTCTCATATCGCTGTAACCCCCTATATTTGGGTATATGTAGCCTATAATAACAGGCAAATTTCCTCACCCGAATACCCCCAATATATATACCTGTAATGTTACTTGTTCGTATATCGAACACATATCACATACATTGTCCTACTATCACGAACACTATCAACACACACTACATGACATATGTCTTTATATTATACAAACATTATACCATATCTAGTGTATATCGTTCGTATATTACACTATATATTGTATCTACTACCCTTTTTATATACCACTAACCATACCACCTAAACCCTTGATATTACTACCACACACTATATTATTACTATATTTATTATATTAATTAGCATTGTATTAGTCACTAACATTATCATTATTCTTATTTATCCTATCAAGTTCTAACCCCACATCATTTGTATATGGTGATTGCTCAATTATAGTTTCTTTGCTGATTGCTCCCATTTCATATTGCGTTTTAATATTATCCATTAATTCCCCTGTATCACTAGGTAAGTCATAATTAAACACAACGTCAACACTAGCATTATCAATACCCATATATTCCATTATATATTCATGTCTTTTGCTGAACCCATCTCTTAAAATATGTTCGGTTTTCCTTGCCTTATTTATAGCCAAACGGAATAATAATTCCAATGATACTTCTGAAACATTACTCACGTTCGCTTGTCCTATAATGCTTGATGGCACACCTGCAATAGTCCACAGTTGATTCAATAGATTATCAATAAGCAACTTTACCGATTGAGTATCTATCATAGATGAACTGTATTCCGCCGTTGCTCCGTCCTCAAGGTTTAATATCTGCCCTACCATTCCACTATCAATAGAACTTTCTACCTTTTGACCCGATACCACAAACAATGGATTCATACTCAATGTATAAACCGAATCATCTAATTTAGACAACAACACTTCTATTTCGTCCAGTATAGGTTTTAAATCCTCCAGTAAAGACCTACCAAACCAGTTATAATTCCCGTTGTCACCTAAACTATAATGAATCGGTAAACCTGAAGTATTTTTATACTCTTCTTTTTTCGTCAGCACTCCACCCTCATTATCCCATTTTTCAACGGTTTCTGGGGTATATATTATATAGTATTCCGAACTTGTCAATATATCCGTCCAATGCTCAACAAAAGATATGTACTCACCCTGAGTGTCATATACTGGATATGCGTCCGCTGAGTCTATAAGTTTTGATTTTATTTGTCCGTTCTCTTTATAAACATACTCGAAAGCGTCACCGTATTTATAAAGCGACTCAATCAATTCATAATTAAGTTTATTGTATCCCGAACCTTTGTATATTTCATTCATTGCCTTTATCAACTCAGGATTGTTGCCACTAATGGAAACGGGTTTCCCTAATAATAAAGACGAATGAAATTCAATCACCGTTTTAAGAGTGTTTAATACTATCTTACTTGTTGTTAGAGTTTCACCTTTAAACTCAAAATTTTTTCTTGATAATACCTTGTGCTGACCTTTTAAATACTGTTTATTATTCAGCACATTCGCAATTCTTGAAATATGCTCCGTTTCGTCGATTACTTCTTCAAACCATAAATCCATATTTTATTCCTCACTTTCATTTATTATTTTCTTTAATAATTGTTTTATGTTTTTTAAGTCCTCATTTATCTTGTCAATTTTACTAACTGTTTTATATATATTTTCCATTTGATTTTCACCCTCCTATTTTTTTTAGTATCTAAAGAACAGATTTTGTTTTTTAAAATCTAAAATGTTTTTACAATTCCGTTGTAATCTTTTTCTTTTGATTTAGATTTAACCTTTTTCTTTTTGCCACTTTTAGTTCTTAATTTTCTACCTTTTCGGATTTTTAAAGTTTTTTGATTTTCTTTGAACGTTTTAAAATATCTTTGTATCATCTTTTCTATATGTATTTTTATCACCCTTTTTATTATTATTTTCGTAATTCTGAGAGATTTTTAAGCGATTTTTATTCTTAGATAAGCAACACCATTACTAATATATTGATTATCGTTTATTTCTTTCTATAAATCGTGTAACCCCACTTTTTAGCACTAAAAAAACAGGGTGTCGAACCCTATTATCTTAAACATAATGAATACCAGCCGACAAACCTTCGAGAGCCATAGAAAATGCCAACACTCTATCATCATTGTTGCTTTTTGACATATGCTCCATACGTCCATTGGGTTTGGATATAAACAATTTCATTTCCCCCAATAAATCGGCACTATTTATTAAAATTTGTTGAGTTTCAAATAGTTCAACAAACCTATTAATGATTATTGGTTTTGATTTTCCATTTGTTACAAACCCTATTTTTTTCTTAATTCTTCCCCTAGAATCATAAGATTTAAACTTATGTAGATTTTTGTATTTGAAATCATGTCGAACTTTATCGACAACACTGTGTCCACTTGCTTGTTTTTCTATGACTAGATAAGCGTTATTATAATAAATTCCCATTTCATTAACTATTGCGGCGAACTCGTACGCTTTTATTTTATTACTGGCAAATTCTGCGACTTGTTTCCCGTCCTCGTCAATAATTTCAATTACGGAATTATCTTTGCCAACACCCTCGCCCGTATCTACTCCGCCATAATATCTTTTACCTCTTTGGGGTTGTTCCCACATTAGAAGTTCACGCCCGAAAAAACGAACAAGATTTGCGGGTAATAGTTTTGGTTTTGATATGGTTTTAAGATTTAATACCCTTTTAATTTCTTTGTGAATCTGTGTCGGGTCAAATATGTTTGAACCAGTGCTCACAAACGCTTCTATCGGATTTGAACTAAATTCGGCGGAAAATTGTTCTTCACTTGAATTACTGATTTTTAAACGTCTCCATACTAATTGTTTGATACTTGCCCCTTGTTTATAAAGTTCTTTTTCGGTTTCCGATAATTCCTCAACTGTTGGTAATTTGCCATGTTTTTCTATCCAATGATTAGAAAATTGCTCGTATTCATCTTTGAACATTATTTTATCGTTTACCCATGAAAAATAATGGGGTGTATACATATTATTTCCTTTTTCTGCATTTGCCCAAAGTTGTGAAAAATGATTGAGTCCATTCGGCGTACTTTCTAAAATTATTTTACCATCGGGCAGAAGTGCCTGTTCTATGGATAAAAGTTGTTTTTCGATTGTATCCTTGCAGAATGCAACTTCGCTTATATGTGCCATGGATATAGAAAGCCCTCTACCGATTGATTTATTGCCAACGCTTGTAATAATAATTCTTGACCTATTTACAAATTTTAATTCTTTTCTATTATTATTTATTAATTTCGGTTTTATAGCCTCGGGCATGTCAAAATACATTTGCTTTAGTTTATTAAATATACCTTCTGCACTATCTAATGAATATGATACCAATAAACACGTTGTATTCGGTTTAGTAACCGCATAATATAAAGATAATGCAAGTGCTAGACTTGTAATTCCCAATTGTCTACTTTTGAGACAGATACTGTACTTGTCCTCAACTATTCCATCTATAAGTTCTTTTTGCTGCGGATTTAGTTTGAAAGGAACTAATTTCCCTTTTTTATCAACTATCTTGATAAACGATTCGATAAACAATTCGGGGTCGCTTAGTATCTTTTTAAGTTTCTTTTCGTTGTCGGTCATTTAAAACACCCCCTCTAATCATCATCATCAATATCAATGCCACTTAATAACGCCTCAATTTGGCTTTGTTTTTCGTTGAACAGTTGTTCGCTAAAATCAATTAAAAACTTCGCTGATTGAACATC